GCCGCCGATGTCTTTCGCCACCGCTTTCTCGCCCGTCTTGCGGGCCTTTTCCGAAAACCCGAACGGCCGGGTGTTGCGGGCCAGTTCCACGGATAGCCCGCGGGCTTCCTGCTTCACCAGCGACAGCAGCGTTCGGCTCACCTTCTCCGGGTAGCGGCGCAGCAGGCGCGCCACGGTGAAGGCTCCCTTCAACTTGGCGGTGAAGCGGATCGCGCCATCACTCATCGGTCGAGGAAAGGCTGAGGGTGAGGAGCGGCGAGCGCGGATGGTTCGAGACCCGGCTGATCCGGTAGTCGGTGCCGTCCACCTCGATGCGCTCGCCGAATTTCGGCAGGGCCGCGGGGAACGCCAGCTTCGGAACGCGCAGGCTGAAGTCGGGTGACGCGACGAAGCCGCCCATGTCGATCTGCTGGTCGTCGCGCACGCGGCTGACGAGCACGAGCAGGTCGATCGATTGCCACCGCGCCCGGACCCCATGCTCCGAGAGAAGCTGGTGGAGGTCCGCGAGGATTTCCGATTCGAGGCCCATGCCCAGCAGCGGCTGTCAAACTCCACAGTCCAAACGCCGATCGTTACTGGTTCCCGATCCAATTCAAGCTCACGACCAACAGCAAGCGCACACCCTCCGATATGCGCCGCACGAACCGCCTGAGGGAAGGACTACCTCATTCGGTGGCCACCTTCTGGGCACTGAGGGCGCTCTTCAGCGACTTCATGCTGTCCTTACTCCACTGCTTGGTGGGCGACATCAGCTTTCCGGCCAGCTTCAATTCGAGATTCCGAGCGCGGGCCTCTTTGAGCCGACTCCGCACCTCACGTCCCGACACCGAGGTCGAGATTTTGTGCTGCGTGCGTGTAGTAGTGCTCATGCCGTGGAAGGTAGTGCAGTGCCCCATGCTTCTCAAGATCAATTAGTTCGATTTCCGGGGTGCCAGCTTCCACTCCCGCAACCCCCAGATTATGAAGGTAAAGGAACGAAACCGAAGGGTTGTCGCGGTATAGAGCCGTCAGGTCGAGAATAGTCTGCTGGACTTCCCGATGGTTTTTCGGGAGTTCGACGAGCGGGACACCTCGGCCGACTTCCCGCTTCCGTTGGACAGCCCCATAGAGCGCCAATTCCAAGTCCCGGTAAACGTACGCCACCTCGACTCGCCATTTTTTGTCCAAAGCCAGATCGATCATCGAGACAGCCCACGTCAGATCGCCCAACGTGCCATCCCAGATCAGGCAGGGTGCCACGGTCGGTTCGTTGCGGAGGGCGAATGTCTTACCGGCTCCCCAGCCACCCGACATGAAGCGGACCCGCTTGCGGGACCTCCGGTTTTCAATCTCGCGGACAAGGCGGTCTTGGGCGTAGCGCCAGGCCAAGTCCCAACTGGGCGTGAGATCCCGTTCCTTGCCCTTCTCTGGTTCGCGCGCATATCGCGTGTCCAGATACCTCGCGATGTCCGTGCTAATAACCAAGCCTGATTTGGATTGCGTGAACCCGTCATATCGCCGATCTGCCTCGGGAAGATCACGAAGTAAGTCGCGCATGGCCTCGAAAGCCTTTTGCTGCTCCTTGGAGAGATTCTTGGGTGGCTTATCGGGGAACTCAAGCATCGCGTTGGAGGCTTACCAAGCCGGACTCGCATTGGAAGCCCGGGATTCTGGCTCTGCCAGATTTCATATGCTTCTTCCAGTTGCCCCGCTGCAGAGTGGATTGCGGCGCGTGGATTTGATCTGATGGCAACGATCCAGTTCGGCTTGATCGTCGCTGACAGCTCCAAACAATCACCCCCTCCCGGTTTCCCGGAAGAGGGTGTCCACCAACTATGTCCGACGAAGCTGGAAAGGTCAGGAATACTCGCCGGCCACCAGGTTGATGCGGCAGGCGGCGGTGCCGTCCAGTTCGATGAGGGCGGGCCCCTCGTTTACGGCGAACACCGTGGGGGCGTTGACCTCCTTGGTGGTGGCGCCGACCGGCACCTGGCCGCGGGAAGCCATGAGCGAAACGGTGTCGCCAGCTGCCAGCGCGAGGCCGAGGTTGGCGTTCAGGGTGATGGTCCCAGCTCCGGCATCGACCGAGGCGACGACGCCGCGCACGCCGGTGCCGGTCGCGTTGGAGAACAGCACGACCACGTCGTTCGCGGCGGCGCCGAGGTAGGGCGGCGCGTTGATGACCGTCTGGTTGGCCGCGCTGGTGGCCGTCACGTTGGTGGCCCGCGATTGCGAGCGGAAGTTCAGCAGCGAGGCGGCCTTGTCGGAGGTCGCGCTGGCATACTGGATCCGGACGCGGTCGCGCCCGCTGGCGGGGACGACCACATGGCTGAGGGTGGTGCCGGCGTTGCCGGTGAAGCTGAAGGGAGTCATGGCGGTGTGCGGTCAGGCGTGGATGGCTCAGGGTTTGACGATGCGCTTCAGGGCGTCGTTCTTGGCCGGGGCGAAGCCGTAGAGGCATTCGAGGGTGACGAAGATCTTGTTGGCGCGGGTGTCGGTGAAGCGCAGGTAGCCGAAGGTCATGCCCGTGGCGGGATCGGTGACGGCACCGGCTTGCTGGTAGTCGGCCACCGGCTGGAGATAGCGCATGGCTACCGCGACAGCGCTGGAGTGGGCGGCGAAACCGACCAGCTTTTCCGCATGATCCGACGGGATGAGCGTCGTCTCGTGGAGGTTGAAGCCGGCGATCCGCTTGACCATGCCTTCGGTGACGGCCGGGGCGTTGAGGTTCAGGTTGAAACTCTTGGCCACCACGTCGTCGGCGAGCATGTTGGTGTAGTAGCCGGCGTCGAGCACCAGCGAACGCGGGTTGGGCGGCATCTTGGCGTTGCCGCAGGTTTCGCGCAGGCTGAGCACCTTCTTGTAGTCGAAGGAGGTGGCTGCGAGCGCGGCGATGCCGGGAGTGCCGAAGTTGGCGGCGGTGATGCAACTGAAGATGTCCACCAGCACGTCCTGGGCGAGCTGCTGGGCGGCGGCCTCCACCAGGGTTTCGAGCACCGTGAGCGAGGTCTCGGCGGATTCCCTGGCGGTGACGTGGACGGTCTTGTATTTGTGGCGGTTGAGCGTGACCGGAACCACGGTCACCGTGGAGTCGGCATTGGCCGAGTAGTCGCCGGCGAAGTCGCTCGATTCACTGGGCGCGCCGACGAGCGGAACGCGCACGGTATCGAGCTTGTCGGCCGGCATCGGGCTGAAGTCGGTGGAGAACGCCGTGACCGGCAGGAGGTTCGACATGAAGGGCATGAGCGCCCGTTGGGCGACTTTGATGTCTTTGACGTTGGTAAGTGTGTTGGACATGGCGTGTTATCAGGCTTGGTGTTTGAGAATCATGGCTTGCTGTTCGGGCGTGAGCTTCCGCCAGAAGGCGGTCTGCCCGGCCGGGTCGGTGATCGCGGCGAATCTCGCGTGGAGGTCGGCCGTCTGGGTGTCGTCGCCGGCCGGAGTAACGCGGGCCGGCAGCGTGGTGCCGGTGGAGGCGACGACGCGGGCGACCTCGGTCTGGACGCGGGTGTCGAAATCCGCCTGCGACGCTTGAAGCGCGGTGACGCGGGTCCGCAGCGCGGTGGCTTCGCTGGTCGCCGTATCGCGCTCGGCTTTGAGCGTATCAATCTCGGCGGCAAACAGTTCGACCTCGCCTCTCAGCGTGGTGACGGCGGTCGATTCCTCGTTGAGCAGGTCGGTCTGGGCCTGGTGGTCCCGCTGGAGATTCGCGAGTTCGGTGCGGGCCTGGGCGAGTTCGTCTTCGATGGTCGTGTCCATTGCCCGTGATCCGGTGTCAACCGGCGCGGTGTGATAGACCCGCAGGCGGCGCATCGCTTCGGCGCGGTCGGGAACCATGCCCGCGAGGTTGTGACGCTGGGCCTGCTTGCCGCTGAAGGTCTGGCCTTCCATCGCGTCGGCGGGAATCGCCCGCCCTTTGGCCAGCACGGCCGCATGGAACTCGCTGGCGATCTCCGCGAGATTGGAGGAAATGAGTTCGCGCTGGTCGTCGGTGAGCGGCTTGCCGGGTGCCCCCATCGCCTTGTATTTGCCGACAGAG